CGCGGTTGGTGCATTTGTAGGAGCAGGCGTTGGTGACGGAGTTGGAGCGTTAGTAGGAGCTGGTGTTGGAGCTGCTGTTGGTGCAGGAGTAGGAGCAGGAGTTGGTGCTGGTGTTACTTGTAATGCAATAAACTTAATATCACATTCTGCTCCAGTTATATCTAACGTACAATCTCTTTCAAAGACTGCATATAAGGTATTAACACTACTACTATACGGTACTGTTATATCGTAGTTAGTAGAGTATGTTGTATTTGAATCTGAATATCCTTGGCTAAGTGGTCTATTGTTTTCGTTACCGGCTGCCCATCTAACTAATACAAACCCAGCTGATCCTGTTGCTAAAAAACTAGCAGAAGGATAAGGTTCGTATATAAAGACTTTATTTGATCCTGTTATACCTCCTTGGTACTGCTGTGCATAAGAAGAAGTAAATGCAGGACCGGTAAATCTTACTGCTCCAGTTGGAAACATTACCGGTGATCCATCTGTATCTGAACCAGTTACGTAAGCATTGAAGTAGAATCCCCACTTACCGCGGAAATAGTCCATATCGTCTTCAACAGTATATAAACCCTGTCTAGCTGGCCACACCCATGAGTGAAGTCCTTGTAGATCGTTCTCTACAAGAAAATCATTTAAGTGATCGTCTATATTTATTCCACTACCGGTATTGGGGAACTGATAACTTGGCATCTACCTCTACTAATTAATTATATTTTATAAATAGCAATTAAGACTCTATTTTACTGGCAATCCATTTATAAGTTTCAGTTAAACCTACATGCAGTGGTTGTGACGGTGCCCATCCTAACTTCTCCTTAATTAATGTATTGTCTGATGTTCGTCCTCTTACTCCTTGTGGCCCTGGTATATTTTTAATATTAACCGTCTTACCTGCTAGTTCAGATACTAAGTTAGCTAATCCATTCATTGATATAATCTCTTCTGATCCTATATTAATTGGTTCTTTGTAGTCCGAATTCATTAAACGACGTACTCCTTCTATTGCTTCATCAATATATAGGAATGAACGAGTTTGTAATCCGTCTCCCCATACCTCTATTTCTCCGTTTGTCGGTGTGCTTGCAACTTTACGACAAATTGCTGCAGGTGCTTTCTCTTTACCGCCATCAAATGTACCTTCTGGTCCAAAAATATTATGGAAGCGAGCAATTCGTACATCTATCCCATGGTTGCGGTTATAGGTTGCGTATAACCGTTCTGAAAATAATTTTTCCCATCCATACTCTGAATCTGGTTGTGCTGGGTATACTGAATCTTCTTTACAGTTAGGATTTTCAGGATCTAACTGGTTATGTTCATTATATACGCATGCAGATGATGCATAGAATATTTTTTTAACGTTTTTCTTATAAGCTTGGTCTAATACATTAAGGTTTATCAACATTGAGTTGTGAACCACATCTGCATCATGATCTCCTGTGTTAATATAACCAGCTCCACCCATATCAGCTGCTAATTGGTAAACTTCATCAAAACTATGAGTCATACCTGCTCTAGCTGCGGATACTTGTTGGGGTGAATACATTACTAAAGATGTCTTTAAAGGATCTCTTAAGTCTGCAATAACGAAATCGTCTGCTGTTGATTCTGAGAAGTCAGGTTTCTTAATATCTACACCTCTTACCCAGTATCCTTCTGATTTTAATCTTGTAACTAAATGCGAACCGATAAAACCACCGGCACCAAGTACTAATGCTGTTTTCATATGTTTATTTTTTTATATAGTAATCTTCTAACACTAATCCGTCCATTTCTGTATTATTTAACATCCAAACGGCATCTTTATAGCTGTTTAGGATAGGTTTTCCTCCTATGTTAAACGAAGTATTTAATAAAACACCTACCCCTGTTCTTTCATGCACTAATGTAAGTAGGTTATAAAGAAAAGGATTTTGCTCTCTTGTAACTGTCTGTACTCTAGCTGTTCCATCTACGTGAGTTACTGCTTTTAATACATCCCTATACTCTTCTCGTACTTTTGGACAGAAAGACATCCATCTAGACTCTTGATCAAACTCAAAAAACTTATTTACATCTTCTAATCTTACAACTGGTGCAAAAGGTCTATAGTATTCTCTGTTTTTAACCTTAGCATTTAGAGTATCTTTCATTCCAGGTAAGCAAGGGTTACATAAAATACTTCTGTTACCTAAAGCACGTGGTCCGACTTCTGATCGACCTCTTACTACCCCCACAATTCTTCCTTTTATAATATCATCAGCCAAAGCTTCAGTAACTTTAGTTCCTTTATACTCTTGTACGTAATCCTGTAGTTGAAATTTATCCCATGCTTCCGGTCCTGCGTATGTTGCATCAAAAGCTTTCTCTGGTTTTAAGAAATGCAACATAAACCCTAACGATAATCCGCAATCACTTGGGTTAGGTGGTATAAAGGTCTTTGTAATGTTGTTTAACTTGGTATTGTTTAATATATTTAACCCACATCCTCCTGAGATTGCTAAATTATTGTTTGCTTTTAGTATATCTTTCTCACTTACTTCGTAAAAAATATCTTCAAATACTTTTTGAGAGGTAGCAGCAACATCAAGCTCTAACTGTCCTGTTAGTCTTTCTGGGAAGCCTAAAGTATCACACATTTTTTTGTAGTTTTCCTCTCTTAACTCTCTAGTCCCGTGGTGTCCTGTATAGAATTCTCTCATTGCTGGTATGAATTCTTCTCTAATATTACCGTACCCGCATAACCCCATTAACTTACCAGCATAAACTAGATAAGCTTTTACCCAATCCTCTTGTTTAATAGATGAAGAATAGTGTCCAATTTCAGCATACTTTTCTCCGATATTATAATCGTAGTTCATCCACTCAAATTTAACCCCTTCTTTTCTTGTTGCTGTATAAAAGTTAAAACATCCATCGTTCCCTCCTCCATCGTAAGTAATGATTACAGCTTCTTGTAAATCTGACTGATAAAAAGCACACGAGGCGTGTCCAAACTGATGAAATACTTCTACTAAGTTTTTAGCATTAAAAAACGAAAGAAACTTTTCTTTTGTTCCTAAGTTGTTAATATACGTTTGAGTATCTTCTTGATTGCATATTAAATGTTCGTACTCTTCGGCACCGTATCTTTCTTTAAAGTATTTTAAAATATCCTTTATAACATTGAAAGGTTCGTGAGCAGGCAGGTACCATAGTATTCCTCCGTTTTTAATATTCGTGAATCTCTCTACTTCCAATACTTCTAATATCTCTCCATCTTTTTCAAGAGTGAAAGATGCGTTATGTCCTGAGTAAAGTGCTAAATTATACATCTACTAATTTTTTATTTTTAAAGTCGATACCTGCAAACTGTCCATACTGTTCTAGTGTCCTTTGAGTACCTAATCCATATTTTCCTAAATCTCCTCCTTCAATCAACATTCGTAAACGTTCAATCGCTCTTCGGTGTCTTTGAGAAGCTTCTTCAGACGGAGCAGTATTATAATGTTTTTTCGGTACTGCGTTATGTGTTCTATGCCATGCTACTATTTGCGAAGGAGTATACATATTGTAACCGTGCGTGTAAGATCTTATAGCAAGAGCAAATTCTTCTCCTGTATAATAATGTTCAGGATCTTGCTCTACATCCACTACCCACTTGCCATCTGCAAAAATAAAACCTCCATATAGTAATATAATACTTTTTGGTTGAAATCCAATATTTATTTCATTTTCATATCCTCCGTAGTTCGGCCAATATTCTGCAGTTATGCTAGCAATCTTAGGAATGTTCATTCTATCTAGGTTGTCTAAATATCTATACGAATGATCTACTCCTGTCTCATCGTCTCTATGGTAGGGTGGAGGTAAAAAAGAAAGTAAAGGTTTAATACCCGTTGAAGCTAAAGCTTCATAATCTCTAATTAAAACTTCATCCCAATCTTTAGCAAATCGAGTATGTGAGTCTACTTGCATACTATACTTCTCTCCACTGTAGGTTGATTGAGCTATCTGTCTTGCCCAACATCCTCCTCTAGATTCTGTATATGGATACTTTGCGATTTGCAAATTGCAAATTCCTCTTAAATCATCTATACAATTTTGACCTGTCTTTTGCTTACTGTCATACTGTAGACATACTGAGAAGTGTAGGTTTTCAGGGTGTTTTGCATTATCTATACAGTTTAGTATCGTATGTCTTATCTCGTAATCCAGGTAACTAGCAATAGCTATAAAAATTGTATTATCCATTTTTCTTTATATAATAATCTTCTAATAAAAGTGCGTCCATTTGTTTATTGTCTAAAACCCAAAGAGCATCTTCGTATGTATTCAGGATAGGTTTTCCTGCTATATTAAAAGATGTATTTAAAATTACCCCAATTCCTTTTTGGTTATGCATCTCTGTTAACAAGTCGTATAGAAACTCATTCTGCTCTCTAGTAACAGTTTGAACTCTAGCTGTTCCATCTACATGGGTAATCGCTTTTAAGATATCTCTATATTCTTCTCTTACTTCTGGGCAGAAAGACATCCATCTAGATTCCTTATTCCAATTAAAATACTTGTTAACATCTTCTAATCTAACTACAGGTGCAAAAGGTCTATAGTACTCTCTTCCCTTTACTTTAGCATTTAAAGTATCTTTCATTTCTCCGATCGTCGGATCACATATAATACTTCTATTACCTAATGCTCTTGGTCCGTGTTCAGATCTTCCTCTAACAACTCCTATGATTTCTCCGTTAATTAATTTTTGAGTTAGTTCTTGTACTTCGATTTTAGTTCCTTTTCTCTCATACAGGATCTTAGTGAGTTGATTTCTATCCCATACTTCCGGACCTATGTAAGTAGTGTCTACTGGATTGTAAGGACGTATCTTACTACAAACTAACCCGACAGCCAAACCTGTGTCATTTGGATTAGGGGTAACAAATGTTTCTCTTTCTTTAGCTAACTTAGTATTAAGTAGTATATTCAAACCACAACCACCTGTTATGATTAACGGAAGATCTTTGTAGGTTTCTAAGATATTTCTTGTTTCTTCTTCAAATAACTGCTCAAAGACGTATTGATTAGTAGCAGCTAAATCAACTGCAGAGGCACCGTCTAATCGCGTTTGTTCCGATGTAATACCAAATGGTGTAAATATCTTTATAAATCTTGTTAAAGCTTCACTAATATTGTCAGTTGTGTTTGAAGTATAAAATTCCCTAAGAGGGTTGATGTATTCTTCTCTAATTTTACCGAAGCCGGCTAAACCCATTAACTTTCCGGCATAGACTAAATTACCTGTGTATATCCATTCCTGTTTTATATCCTGTATAAAATGAGAGGGCATCATATAAGATACTGCATAATCTTTCTTACCTACGTAAATCTTCTCAATAGGATTTAACTTATCTTTATCTCCTAGATAAATGTTAAAAAATCCTTCATCACTTCCTCCATCGAAAGAAATGATTAAAGCTTTTTTTAAGTCTGATTGATAAAGTCCTGAGTAAGCATGAGTTTCATGGTGAGGCAACCATGAGTAGTTATTAGCAGGAAAGATCTTCCACATTTCCTTATCTACTGAATTGTATACAACATTGTCGTAAGTAGTTACTCCGTATTTCTTTTCGAAGTAGTTTTTTATTTCAGTAAGAATCTCTACTATATTTTCATGATGACCCCAGTAAAAGAAAGCAGCGTTTTTTACGTTAATTAACCTTTCTAGTTCTACTACTTCTAAAACTTCTCCTTTAAACGAAATAGCTAAACTTCCGTTGTGAGATCCAAAAAAACCTAAATTAAACATACTACCTTCTTAATTTTATATTAAAATAATTCTCTAAATCATCTAGTGTTCTTACATGAGTTTGATTGAATAGAAAATCATTGACTAACTCTGTTGCAAAATCCTCTATAAAATACTTTCCGTTATGTTCCCTGTACGGTACATCGGTATCAGCTGTTTTAAAGTTGTAATTATGCCATACGGTTGCTAATGAAGTTATCTTTAAATTCCACCCTTTTAGGTAACTTAGGAATGTTTGGAAGTCTTCTTCTCCATTAAACCTAATGTTATCTGGTATCTTTACTTCTTCTAACCACTGTCTTCTTGTAAAGAGAAATCCTGCTGCTGCCCATCGAGTATCTACTGTTTCGTAGTCTCCTAATGTAGGTAAATTTTCTGCTATATACCTATTATCGTTAGGACTTGTATCTTGTAAAAATTTTCTTATTCGTAAAGGAGTATTATTCGGCTTATCTAGGTATTTCTTTTCGTGATCCGGAACATCAAAATGATTAGGGTATGTCGTTAATATTACCCTATCTTGTTCGATACTATTATACTGGTGTATCAATATTGCATCCCATGCTTGTCTAAACCTACTATGAGAATCTATTTGTAAAAAATAATCTTGATTTGTTACAAGTTCATTCTTTATTCTATTTCTAGCATGTACAACTCCTTTTGCTTCTTTCTTAGGTGTGAAGATTATCTGTAAGTTTGGAAAGTTATACTGTTTTAACTGTTCGTATGCTTCTTCTGTATCTTGTAAGTTAACTCCTACATACACCCTACTTGAATCTATAGCTTCTGAGTATAAGCTTTTTAATGTATCTATAAGTTGCGTATCACAGTAACTCGCAATTGATACAAAGATGCTTCCATTTCCAAAACTCCAACTATCGCTATATTCTCTAAACCAATTTCCATGAAATTGATTCTCTGCTACAAAAGGTATTTGCTTACCTGGGTCAAATTTTTCTGTATTAAGGTAGTAATTTTTATCCTCAATATCTGACATATAGCCTCTCATTCTAAAAATATAAGAAGATAACGTTGAGTGGCTATTACCTATAAATTTAATACTTCTAGTACAGATAAACTGCTCTATAATTGGAATCCAGTTAACATCAAACTCGTTAAAGATATTTACTTCTTTTCTTACATCTTCATAGAAGCATATATCGTAATAAGCAGCAAGAGGATTAAAAAAGTCTTTATCTCTATGATCTGTTGCTATGTAAAGCTTACTTCCTTGTGGAATTATATCTTTTATATTCTCTAATATTTGCTCACAAGATATAAACAACTCCTTATACTGGAAGTCGTTTCGTCTAATGTGTATAGAGTAGTAATTTTTATCTCCTAATTTATTAATAAATTGCCAAGCTAAGTCAAAAATATCTGTTCGATAATGTACATGCTTTGCAATAAGCTTTTTAATCTCAACATCCAAACTCGTATACAAAGTCTGATGTGTTACCCCCAATAAGTTTGAGTCTAAAAAGAGATACTCTTCATCTGTAAAGTAGTCTTCTCTATTTAGTACTGGGCGGTATTTTGTAAACTTGTAGGGTACTGGTACTTTCTCAAAATTCATTACGTGCTTTACTGCATCGTAGTCTAAAACCTTAGAAATAGCTTTTACGCTATCGTAGTTTACCTCTAATCCTTTCTCTTTACAGAATGTATCAAACGAAATAGAAGTTACTCCTAAGTCAGAAGTATCAAAAAAGGACTCCATACTTGAATGACCTTGTAAGAGGTACATATTGTATTCTGGAGTTAATACCAGTTTACGGTTTGTTAAGTAAGCTATACATACAGCAAGCTCTAGAGACATTCTAATATTATTAAAACCTCCTGGCCATGGTCTAAAGATAATATACCCTTTACTTCCATCGTAGAATTTAAAAATACCACTAAAGTCCCATTTGTTGTAGTATATGTAGTCTGTTCTGAATTGATCAACTGCGGTAACCATCTTATTGCCTGCTTCGCTAACTATCTTAGATAAATCGTATTTTTTAGTCTGATCAAAAGTATGATCTTGTTTAAAGAAGAGCTTGCTTCCTTCTTTATCTGGTATTACATTAGGGTAATGTATAACTGGACCTAATATTTGCCTTTCTCTATCATTCCATGCAGTACATGTACCAAAATCTTGTATAAGTTCTACTTTTATATTAGAATCTTTTATTGCATAATCTAAACCCCACATTTCTGCTTCCCATCTACCTTCCTTCTTTCGGATTTGCTCACAGTACTCTGTATACTTTTTATAAAACTTCTTTAGGGTTTTAAATTTTAAAGCAAAAGGATACATTATTCCTTTAGCATTTAAAGGATCTTGTTCTCGATCCTCCCATCCTTTTAAAGGTACAAAGTGTATAAACTCCTGACCTATTATATGATCATCTTCTAATTCAAAATCTACTGCTTTAGTAAACAGCATATCTGGGTCTAGAAATAAAAGCTTATCTTCTTCTTGAAAGTAGTTATTATCGCATAACCATTCTACTGATTTGTATTTATTAGGGATACCGCCCCACCAGTCGTCGTTGGCTGTTTGTCACAGGTGTGCATAGTCTGGCTGCTCTATTACGATTGCATCTGATAAAAAACTAAAATCTGGGTTTTCGTCTCTATGTCCGTAATCTCCGGAAAGTAGAACTACTAGTTTACCTTTTTGATTTACCTTTTTTAAAGACCAATGTAGTAGCTTTACCTGCCATGCTTGATACTCACACCGACTAGTCCCGACAACAATGTAGTCCATTTATTAAGATACAAATTTATAATCTGCAAATGTATAATGTAAGAAGAAATTTCTAAAGTACTCACCTTCGAAAGGTTCGATGCGGCCGTGTTGATTTGTAGCCGATTCATATAAGATCATATCTCCTGGTTCAGCATAAACTTTATGCCATCTACCTAAATGATCTTGTATATCTAAAGGCCAGTCTCTATCTACCTGCTTATCTACTATTACAATAGAAGAAATATGATGAGTAACTAAAGTATCTGTATGTGGTTCTAAGATAGCTCCTCTTTTATAAGATCTAATACCGTAAATCCACTTAGGAACTAGTTTTTCTTTATTACCTATAAATTCTTCATGAATTGGCTGTAATTCTTCTGCAATAATTTCTCTTATTCGAGTAAAAGCATCCATACTAAGTATCTCTACTGGGGCATTGCCTTGGCTGTCGTGTATGAAGTTTGTAATACCGTTCCAGTTCTCTTCTCTAATAGTAGGTTTTAGTAAATTATAAGCCTCTGTTATAAGTTGGAAAGTCTTTTCAGGTACTCTTACTACCTTAAATCCTAATTCAGATAATTTTGGTAAATCTTCTTTTTTAGAAAATATTTTTGTTCTAGGTTGAAGCGGCTGCTGTGGTTGAGTCATATCTAAATATTCTTTTGCTAATTTAGCATCTTCTGCACTGTTAAATACATTTTCTCTAAACCATTTAGTAATGATAACCTTTCTACCTTTCTTAACAGGTAACCCTGCATGCAAAGCAGCAGAGTTTTCAGTTCCTGTTCCGTTTGAATTCTTCCAAACTACCGCCATACCTTTTTGAGGTGTGAAGGTCTTTTGTAAAGTAGGGAAATCTGTTTCGCCTCCTTCTTCCACATCGTTAAGGTATATCATAAACGTCCAAGTTCTTTGTCCGCTAGATAAACAATGGTTGTGGTATGCTTCTTTACCAAAAGCATCTTGGTGGTGTCTAAATTCTTGACCTACTTCATAAATCTGTCCTTGAGTTGGTTCTGAATAAGATGCTTCAATACCTAACTCTGTGTACATCTTCTGATTAACCTGACTAACGATTGGATCTGAGTCAAGTAATACAGCTGTAGAGCTTGTACGACCTTCATCGTACTTAATAGACTGGTTTCCAGATCCAGCAACACTTGATCGAACGCTTCCATTTTCTGTTAACTTAACAATATGATCACATTCTTCAGTAGTCAAGAACTGTGGGATGGTAAACATCTCCAATCCATGGCTATTCTCTACGTATAATCTTTCCATATAGTTTATTTTTTTATCCGTCACAAGCTACACAGTCTTCTGCTGTTCTACTACCAATATCCCCGTTAATTACAGAATCTGTTCTTAAATAATATAAGGTTTTTATTCCTAACTTCCAAGCCGTCTGGTGAACTAAATTGATAAATCTAGGACTATCTGTTGGGTCAAAAGCTAAATTTAAAGACTGAGTTTGGTCAATATACTGTTGACGTATTGCTGCTTGTTCTACTAACTGTAATTGATTAATCTCAGCAAATGTTAAGAAGATTGGTTTATCCTCTGCAGGCATTACATCTTCTGGTAGATTTGCAATAGAACCTCTATCTTTCATAATCTGGTCCCATACTTCGTCTGTATTATGACCTCTTTCTAATAAATAGTTTTCTAGTTCAGGATTTTTACGAATAAAAGTTCCCTTCCCTGAATTAAATGTATAAATGTTTGCCGGTAATGGTTCAATACCTGCTGATACTCCTCCTGAGATAGTTGAGTTAGATACTGTTGGTGCAATTGCTAGTAAGTGCGTATTTCTCATACCTGTACCCTTACACCAAACTGGTTCTCCGTATTCATCTGCTAACTTTCTAGAAGCTGCTTCGGCTTGAGACTTAATTTGAGAGAAGATCTGATGTGTTAAGCTGTTTGCTGCGACACTAATGAAAGGTATCTTCTTCTCCTGTAATAATGTATGCCATCCTAACACCCCTAAACCAATTGCTCTACCTTTTTTAGCAGAACGGTGAGCTCTAATTAGAGATTCTTTTCCGTTAGTCTTAACTAAGAACTCTTCCATTACTCCGTCTAAGAAGTAGATTGCAGTCTCAACTAGGTCTGTATTCTTCCATTCATCCCACTTAGCTAAATTGACTGAGCTTAAGCAGCAAATAAAGCTATGTTCTTCGTCAGTATGTAAAGTGATTTCCGAACAAATATTTGTCATAGTCACTTCTAAGTTATTCTTAACATAAGCGGGAGGGTTAGCGTTATTTACATTATCCTTAAACATAATATAAGGCTCTCCTGTCTCTACTCTAGCTTTTAATATTTCTACCCAGACTTCCATTGCCTCAGGGTCTCTACGCTCAATCTTTTGCATAAAGGTGTCATCCACTACAACACATTGGTGTAGGTTTAGACACTGTCTATTAGGATCTCCCTTAGGACGTCTAATCTGTAAAAATTCCTTAATATCTGGGTGATTAATATCTAGATTTACGGAAGCTGCTCCTCTACGTACTGCACCTTGGTTAGTTGCAATAATAGTAGAGTCGTAGATCTTAGCCCAAGGAATAACTCCTTCTGATTGACCTAAATCTCCATTACCTATCTTAGACCCTCTTCCTCTAATTTTAGAAAGACCAATACCAACACCGCCTCCTAATGAAGTTAATCTCATTAATTCAGCGTTTGTTAATCCAATACCTCTAATAGAGTCTGGAGTATCAATACCAAAACATGAAATAGGTAATCCTTTGTCAGTACCTGTGTTAGATAGTACCGGAGAAGCTAAATTTAACCAACCTTTCCACATATATTTGAAGAACTTTGCAGCTAAATCTGGTCGATCTAATCGTGCTGCAACTGTATCTGATACTCTTTTATATGCTTTTCGAGGAGTCTCTCCTGGTAGGAGGTATCCTTTAGAGATTGTTGATAAAGAAATTTCATTCATCCATTCAGGATAATCTTTTCCTGCTTCCCAGGTGGAAGTATCTACTTGTAATGCCATTATATGTTCTAATTAAATTTTATTAAAATGCTGTTGACCAGTCCATATGACCTTTAGAGTAATTTGTTACTCTACTTGCAAAAAAGTCTGTATGTTGTTTACCTGCAATTACTGCATCAAACCATTTCATAGTCTTTAATGCTCCTGCATCAATCTGATCAGAAGGAATCAAAGGTTTTAAACCTAGATCTCCCATTTTAGTATTAACCCTATGTTTGATAAAGTTCTTAAGATCTTCTTTAGAAAGGTTTTCTAAATCTCCTAATTCGAAAACTTTATCAATAAAATCGAACTCTAATTTAAGAGCTAAATGTGCTGCTGTTTCGATTTCACTCTGTAACTTTTCTGTATTAATTTCTGGATACTCTAAAAGTAACTGTCTGAATAACCAACAACCTGCTTCTGAGTGAAGAGATTCGTCTCGTACAGACCATTCAACAATCTGTCCGATTCCTTTTAATTTATTTCTCATCTTAAACGATAATAATACCGCGAAAGAAGAAAACAGATTTACTCCCTCTGTAAATGCTGAGAAAATAGCTAATGACTTAGCTCGTTCATGCCAATCTGGTGTTCCGTCGTGACTATCTCTAACATTCATCAAAGATTCAATCTTTGCTTTGGTAGCTTCGTCTTCTAAAAATTCTGCAAAGTTATCTAATCCTAACTGTTCGTTAAGTAGTGAATAAGCCTCAGCGTGGATAGTTTCAAAAGATCCAAAAGTAACACCCATCATAATGATTTCTGGTTTTCTAAACCAGCTAGTTACTAATCCTGTCCAGTAGTCGTTTACTACTGTTTCTGTTTGTGCGAACCCTTTTAATATACCGCCGACTACATTCTTCTCATGATCTTTCAAATTAGATTTCCAATCTGTTACATCTTGAGCCATTGGTACTTCTGTATGAAGCCAGTGTGCCTGTTGTTGCTTTAACCAGTAATCATACGCCTTAGGGTATTCAAATGGCTTGTAAACTACTCTTTCATCTCTTAGTCCCATAGTATATTTTTAGTGTGTTAAATAATAAAATCCCCGAGGTTCTAAGCATTAATTTGCTTTCGGGGATGTAGAAATAAATAGCTTCTACTACTATTTGTTATTGATTTTGCTCGAAAAATTTCTTAGCAATTTCAAAGTGAGTACCTTGCGGACTACTACTATCGTCATCTATACTTGCCTTTCCTTCGATCTCAATATGTCCGTTGTTAGTGTCCATTTTAACATTATAGGTCATACCGTCTTGCCCGTATCTGTTCTTCATAACGTGTAAACGTCCTGTACCTAATACCTTATCTTCTTTCTGTCTTGATAATGAAAGACAAATGTCTGCTACCATCATCTTATCGTAAGAGCCGGCTGCTTTATCTCCTTCAATAACTGAGTCCTTAGCACCCATACGGTTAACCTGTGAAGGTGTTAGTACTGGAATTTTTAACTCTTTAGCTAAACTCTTAGTAGCGATAAATACATCATCGATTTCATCTTTACGTTCTGCAAATTTACCTCTAGATGGTGCTTTAAGGTAATCTACGTAGTCAATAACAATTAAGTCTGGTTTATGTCCCATGTCAATACACTTCTGAACATGACTCTTAATGTTATTTACTGATGCTGATTTAGGAGCATATTCTTTTACGATTAACTTACCTTTAAGATTATTAATTTGAGTCTCTACGTCTTTTCGATGTTTGTTTACTTCGTCGATAGAGTAACCTGTAAAGTAGCAGTCAAATCGTTTACCTACATAATCTTCTCCTAACTCTAATGTATAGTAGTTTACTTTGAAGCCTAATTTAACAGCATGTGCTGCTGCAGCTACCATTGTCCAGGACTTACCACCACCTGGGTTACCAAATACGATAATCAAATCACCAGGTCCCCAGCCTCCTTGAATAGACTCATTTAATAACGGCCATGGAGTAGGTATTGTGGGTCTGTAATCTGTTCTGTATCGAGATTCAACGTCTTTATCGTACTCGTGTCCGATATTCTTATCCATTGCAGCTTTCATAGCTTTCTCAATTAAGTTACGAATACCTTCGAAGTCACTTTGCTTTAATAAATCTGCTGAGGATAAGATAGCAGCTTTCATTTCTTGATTCTTACAAAATGTAGTAAATTCTTCTTCTACATAATCTAAATCGTCTTGAGAAGCGGCATATGAGTTTCTTAACTCTTCTTTCACTGCTACCTGTAAAACTTCGTTTTCAATCTTCTGAAGTTCTACTTTTAGTACATCCATCGTAACGGTAGTATGATACTTATCGAAGTACTTTAAGATTTGTCCGATGATCCACTTATGTGTATCTGAATCGAAGTATTCTTCTCTTAATACATCTCTTACTGTTAATAAGAAGCCTTTATCGGTGAGTAGGGCACCTATTACTTTAATTTGGAAGGGTTTTCCATATTGCGTTAACTTCTGCAATGTCATATAACTTATTGTTTAAAAACCGTTAATGTTCTAAAATTCTCTAACCATCCTTCTGTGTTCTTGGTTATACCTTCGATCTTATCTATATCTAATAGATGTAAAAAGGCTCCTGTCTGTAGAGGTGGAATAGGCTCTTTCAATACACTTAATATATGAAGAATTTCTTTATCATCCAACTGTCCTTCATGTAGATTCATCAGTTGGTAATTTGTTTTTACCCGATCCCAGTTGTGTATTATCTTAGCAAAAATAGACTTACCGTCTAAGTTTTGTTCACATACTGAGTAGATATCTTGTAATTCGTAATTAGGGTTAGTCAGTAAGCCTGGGAATTCTTTAGTTAAGGTTTTTAAGCCTAATCCTTTTACTCCGGAAAGGTTATCTGAGTTATCACCTAATAGAGCTTTTACGATATTGTAATTCTGAGGAAGTACTTCAAGTTCTTGTACAATATTATCTTTCGTATAAAGTGCTTTCTTAATAGGAGAGTATACTGAAATACATCCATCTATTAATTGTAAAAAGTCTTTATCAGAAGAAACGATTGTTACCTGTTTACCTGATGCTGATGCTCCTAATGCCAAGTCGGCAATGATATCATCTGCTTCTAACTTCTCCATTGTTAAACTCTGTACGGGTAAACATTCAAGGTAGTCTCTCAATCTATCTAACTGTGCAGATAAAGATTCATACTCTTCTTGTTTGTTCTCATACATACCCCAGTTTGTGATTCTTGTATGCTGTCTTTGTGCTTTGTAGTTAGGGTCTATATTCTTTCTATTAGTAGAAGATCCTTTACCGTCAAATACACAAACCACTCTTGTAGGGTCGATTGTTCGTACTAGGTATCCTAGTGATCTCAAGAAGCCTACAAGACCACCGATATGGTGGCCTTGAGGGTTCATCGCTCTTAGAGTTGAGAAGCTACGAATAAATGTATTCATAGAATCTATAATCAAGATATGATCATTCAACTCTCTAGGCGGAGATTCTTTGAGATTTTTTATGATTTTGCTATAGTCTGTCATTAGTCTTCTAGTATTCCTGTGATGATTTCATCTTCCTCCATATCTCCTTCTTCTACTAAACTGAAATCTACAGATCCTAAAAGCTTAAGCCAGTGATCTTTATGTGAATCTTTATACTTATCGATTGCTTTCTTATCGTCAGCGATAAAACCGTGAGGGGTCATTACAATTCTTCCTCTTGTTTGTACTCCTTCAATATGGTTCTTTTCGATTTGTATATTTGTTCTTTTAGCAAATTCAACCTGTAAGCCACTTTTAATAGCTTTAATTTTAGAAGTTCCTGGATTAGTGATGTTACCGAATGTAATTACTAACGTCGCATCGTACCACATTGACATACCTCCTTTGTTTTGCAACTTCGGCATAGACATTGGAGAGTCTGGTTTCTGTGTCCATACTTTATTAATAGCTACTAGAGTATTAGTGTATGGAGAGCCTTCTTTTCGAGATAACAAGATCTTTTGATTCAAGTTATTTCCAAATTGAGTAGACATTGCACCTGCGTTCCATTCATTATTATTCTTATTAGAACGTACAGATAAGTCACATGGTACAGATCCTACAGAGTCCCAGAAGAAACATAAGTCATGAGGTAGGTTACCTTTAGCTTGTTCGTCTAACAAGTCTGCCATGTAAGCAGCTACGTCTTCAATCGTGTTCAACGTTCCTCTATCTGCATAAAGGAAGAAACCTTCGTAGTCTGTAATCTCACCTGTTGACTCGTCTACAACTTCTTCAAACTGTAAACCCATCTCTTTAGCATGTTGCCATGACCATTTCATCTCAGTGATAATTAATACCGGTAAGATTCCCATCTTTTGTGCAGCTACTGCTGCTTCTAACAACGCGGTAGTCTTTCCAGTATCACTATGTCCTCGAAGTAATGTAATATGTCCAGTAGGTATACCTGGGATAGAGGTAATGTCTTGAAAGGCTTTAGATAGAGGGATCCATCCTTGCTCTTTAAACTTCACTGAAGCATTAGCAAAGCCTTTCTTCTTCTTAAAATTACCTAAGTTAAATCCACCCTTTACTATAGCAGATGCTTTTTCTGCTGTTGCGCTTTTTGCCATTTATTTTATTCGTTAAAAAGGTCATCAAATTTACTTACCGTGTCTTTTAATCCTGGGGCTGCAGTCTCTAATGAGAAGTCAGTTGCGTGACTTCCTAAAGTCTGAGTCATAGAATTAGATACTTCAGGTGCTGGAGCTGTTGGAGTTTCGTCCTCAGCTGAACCTGGTGTTAAGTAATTTTGTAACTGCTTTTTAATGAACTCATAATCGTATTGAGTATGAATCTCAACAGGGTGTGGTTGGTTCTTTAACCATAAGTCAACTTGTGCCGCATCTGTTGATAACGGTGTTTGCTTAGGTCGAATACGAACCGATGTAGTTGGGTATGGATTACCTGCAGCAACTTCTACTACTAAGTCCCATCCATTCATTACGTCTGTATAATCTCCTACTTCTTCGTCTTGAGCTAATGCTAATAACGCTTTGTAGATTGTTACACCAAATCCCCATAAACGAACACCTTTATCTTCTTCGCCTTTTACAATTACTGGTGCGAAAATACGTGTCTTGGGGTTAAGTTTACCGGCTAATGTCCAGTTATCCTTATCTGAAGTCTTCTTTAATTCCTTAATGAACTCTTCAATAGGATCTTGTTTTCCGAAGTTAGATAAAGCCGCCATTGGGTATTTACCAATTCCATAGTGAAACTTCACTTCCTTAAATGGAAGATTAGGATCATACATAGAAGGTACAATACGAATAGTGCTTTTTCCGATTTCGGGTTTCCAGAAGGTAGCTGAATAGTCTACTTTCTCTCTTTCTTGTCCGCCGTTGTTTAACGCAGACAGCTTTGCTTTGATTGCATCTAGATTCATAATATAACTTTAATTGTTTATAACTTATTAAATATACGAACTTTCTCTTAATTATCC